AGCTGCTGATGTGTCTACTTGTAAATAAACATATGTTGATGCTGGATTTATTACAACGTCTCCTGCTACTCCTTGAGTCTCAACAGTTTGTAGTGATGATGGAGATGTTACTACTGATCCACCACTTGTTATTTGAACTGCATTTCCTGCACTGTTTGTATAATATAGATTGCCTGATGTTACATATGTTGAGTTTATATTGCTTGCACCTGTTAGTGTTGCAGCATTTGAAATATATTGAACTGCTAGTAAATCATATGGTTTGTTTTCGTCGAAGTCTATGTTAGCATTTATGTTAAGTGCGCTGCTAGGTATGCTAACGCCTTTTCCGCTGCTGTGGTCGTGTAGGTCTATAACGTCGAATGCTGCATTTATCATTGTAGCATATGTTGGACCAATTGTTGTACTTACTATTGGTAAATCTAATCCTAAAAAGCTAGTGCTCATAATTATATCCTATTTTAAAATACCCATAAAGTTACTGTTACGTCTGCTGAACAATTTAGGCTTATAGTTTTGGAATTTGTTGCTGTGTCCCATAGTGTGCTATTTGCACTTCTTTTTACTACGATATATCCTAATGGAGTTCTTCCTAATTTGTGGCTTATTTTATCTACGCTTCCTGTAGTTAAAGCTATACTCTTTAAGTATACACCATCTATGATGGCTTTGTCAATTATTGAAGACGTTACTTGTTCTACATTATCCTGTAAATGCCTGATTACTGGATCTTTTGATATTACTTTTCGTAACTTATTCACTAGTAAATCCGTAGTAGTAATCATTATTCTCATCATAAATATCGGATACTGATTCTCCAGTTCCTGCGTCTCTGTTATTTGCTGCTTCTTCTAATCTACGTTTTAGGTCTTTTTTCTCTGATAATAGTACGCTTACATCTGATTCTTCTTTCTGCATCATTTTTATAGCTGCATCGACAATGACATACTCTGAATAATTATTTAAATCTTTATAAATATCTGAGTCTGCACTTAAAACTTGTGCTACTGGAATGTACCATAGTTTCATACTTATACCATTGTCTGGAATTGGTGATAACATTAAGTTTGAACCTACTAGTCTGTATTTTACATTTACAATTCCTAGTCTTGCTGTTATGTATTGATCTTTATTTCTTTCGTTAAATTTAAATGGATCTAATGTAAACCATTGAGTATTGTTTAGTTTTGCATCGACTCCACGTAGTTTGTAAAAATCGTCTGCTGTTACTATTGTTGATAATGGATAATTTTCTGCATTTGCAGCTGTTGTAAATTCTACACTATCTACGTAGTAATCTCCATCGTAAGCTTGTATTAAAATGTCATGAAGTTCTGATATTGAGTTATTTATATATCCTGTTAGTTCTGAGTCTGTTACGAATTCAGAATTAGACATATCTGATCGTTGTCGAGCTTCTATTCTTAATTGTGCTAAAGTAATTGACATTGCACACTCCTAAAAAAAGCTCTAGCGACCTGAGCCGCTAGAGTGTTGGTTTATTTGTTTTGCATTGCCATTTCAATGAACGATCTTAAGGCTTCCTTTAATGCTGGTACATCTTTTGATTCAAATGCACTCATCATTTTGTTAGCTGCTGCGTCTAGTCCTTGACCATAATCAGATTCTGCTCCGTCTTTGTTCGGAACTTCTTCCATTTTTTCAGCATTTTCATTTTTCAATGATTCATAATCGTTGGAACCTTGTCCCATTTTTTTCATGATTCCAGCTAATGCACCGCCTCGATTCTTTTTATTTCCCATGATGATCATTTTACTCTCCTATGCCAGAATTTTTAAGTTCTATCTTAATGAAGAATTTAGAATCTTCTGCAGGGTCTGCTACAGATGATGTGGCGTATGTGTAAATCTCAACTTCTTTTGAATCTAAATCTAATGCTCTCACTTGAAATTTAATGTCTTGAGCTGTTGCACTTTGAAGTACTCCACTGAAACTTTTAAAATTCTTATAAGCATCTTCTAAATTTATCATCCATCTACCTGCACTAACTCTTACTATTGAAGCTATGCCAAGACTAGAATTTAAAGTTGGATTTCCAACAACTCCACCTGATAGTGTTGCTGCGGCTCCGTCACCTTCTCCAGCGTTTGCTAAAGCGTCTGCTGCTCCACCAGTTGCTGATAAATCATCTAGTAATGAACTTGTATCTGTTAATGTTACGCTTAGTCCTGCTACTGCTGCAGTGGTTACTAGTTCTGCAAATTCTGCTGTAGTCATGTTTACTGCAATGTCTGTTCCATTAGCTAGTGTTGCTGCTGCTGTATCACCTTCTCCAGCGTCTGCTAATACTTCCACTCCACCGCCGGTTGCACTTAAATCTGTTAGTAATGCTCCACTATCAACTATTGTAACTGTTTTACCAGTTATTACTCCGTCATTAATAGCTTCAACTAAGTTAGCTGATGTTACTGTTACTGGAGTTGCTGCGTTATTAGTTCCGTCGTTAGGCGTTACTGTTAAAACTACTGCATCTATTGTTCCTGTAACATCTAATAATACAGTGTCTGTAGGATTAGCTGCTACTGCTGCTACTTGAATTGTAATAGTATCTGTATTTCTAGTAGTACCTTTTGTAGCACTAGTATAGGTAATATCACTTGTTAGAGCTGTAGTTGCTCCGTAAGGAGCTGCGTTGGCAGGATTATTAGTTCCATCGTTTGGTGTAATAGTTGCTACTACTGCATCAATAGTTCCAGAAATAACTGCTAGTACAGTATCTGTTGGATTAGATGTTGCTGCGGCTACTGCCATAGTTATAGTGTCTGCGTTTCTTGTTGTTCCTGCTGTAGCACTAGTGTAAGTAATGTCAGCTGTTAATGCTGTTGTTGCTCCTGATGGAAATGATGTACTATCTGCTATAAATGTTCCATCTACAAACAATTCTTTTACTTCATAATCTAGGGCTTGTCTTGATTGAAATCTTCTGTCAGCCATGATAACCCTCCTATACGATTGTGCTGTTTTTTAATACAAATTGAATATAAGCTTTAGATCCATTTGAAGGATCGGTTGCAGTTGATGCAGCTATTGTAAATAAACTAATAGTTCCTGAAGCTGCAATAGCTTCTTCTTTTACTTGAAAATGAATATCTTCTGCTGCTGCATCTAGTAAAACTCCGCTTACTGCTTTTAATCCACCATAATATTTGTCGTTTAGAGTAATTAGATAATCACCTTGAGCTGATCTAGCTATAGAAGTAATTCCTAAACCTTGAACTATAGTTGGTGCTCCGGTTACGCCGAATGATACTTCTAGAAATAAATCTTTTACTTCTTTATCTAATGCTTGTTTTCTTTGAAATCTTCTGTTTGCCATTATGAACTCCTTTTAGTCTCGCCAATTTGTTAGATGTAATTGGGGAGCAGTTTATAAAAAATGCGGCAGACTGATCCACCGCACTTAATTTATTTATGAATTATCCTAAGTTAATATTACAGTTAAAGCCTGGTGCTCTACAACCCATTTGGGCATAGTATCCAACTCTTACTTCTACTGCGTCACTTGCACTCTCTCTCAAGAATTTAAGTCCGTCAGAGTCTAAGATCTTTGGACATTTACCAAGACTGTATAGTTTCCAATAGCTCATTGAAAGCATGAAAGCTCTACTATTTGGACAGTTTTGATCAGGGATAACCTTGATTGTTCCTCGTGGTCCAGAAATTAAAATTCCTCTGAATCCGATTTCTGCTGATGCATGAGCATCAATGTATTGAACTTTAGATCCAAGTGCTTTTTCTAAGTCAGCAAATTTGCTATAAGAAAGAAAACAATAATCTGGCTTTCCACCTTCACGAGCAACTCTAGCTGCTGCAGAAATTAATGCTTCTTCTATTGGCTCTGCTGATCCGTCATAACGAATTCCTGCAAGACGAGTAACGTCTGCTGTTCTATCTACGCCAAAAAATGCTGTTGCAGCTGGTGCAGAATTAGGAATCCATGCGCTTAAACCTTTAATCTTTGAATCATAGTCACCTTCTACGAAGATGAAATCATTATCAGCTACTCCACCACCTGTAGCTATAGCAACAACGTCGTCTACTGTAAGTGCTCCGGTGTCTCTGTTTACGCCTGTAACAGTGATAGATCCAGCTTTAACTGATCCACCGCCATCTGCAGTACTGAAAACTATTTCCATTCCTACTTCAAAATTTGTAACGTCTTCTATATCTTCAAGAACAATAGAAACGTCTCCAGAAGTATAAGCTGCGCTTGATTGTCCCAAACTACCTGATCCAGATCCGTACATAGAAATAGCTAGTGATCTTGTTGCTGATTCTAATGCGCCGTCAATTTCTGTAGTTGCTGCTTCCATGAAAGCATTTGCATTACCTTTAGAAGCTTCGATAGTTTCATTATCAATGCTTGCCAAAGAATAATCTTTGTTTCTTGTAAGTAAGAAAGCTTTAAGTTGACTGTTTGTTTTATTTGATTGTGCAGTTGCGAAAGTTGCTGATCTACCTTGAGGAATTCCGTATTTAATAGGAAGCTTTAGGTTTACGCCGCCAAAACTTTCGTACTTAGCCATAAGAGCTAGAAGTGGGTTATCTTTATATACCATGTTTTCTACTCTATCTTGTGTATAATGTTGTTTCAATGCTGATTCAAAAGTTGTCATATCTAAAGACATAGTTATCTCCTGTAATTGTTAGTAATATTAGTTCCATTTTTGTGCTTATTGTTTAAAAATTAGTCCCACTTTAAAAGTTTCGCTGCATTATAAACTGATTCTTCTTGTGTTAACTTTCTATCTGCATTATTTTGTGACGCTGCAGAATGGTCATTCGACAATGTAGGTGACGATTGTCTTTCATTACTTGGCTCTACGGTTTCCTTTTCAGCTTCTTGCTTTGGGGAAAGTTTTTTAACGTTTAGAAGCTTTCGTGCTTCTCCTTCCAAATAGGACTCTACTGCTTTCGCTGCTTCTTCTACTGGCAATACTCTATTTGTGTCTTTATAATGTTCATCAATTACGTCGTAAACTAGGTCTTGAGCTTCGCTGGCTTGTATTAATTCATAGGCTTCTGAATCGCTGCTCACATGTTCATTTATCTCGTTTTTGAAGTTTTCTATTACTTGTTCGTACTTTGATTCTTCTTCTGCTTTTTCTTTACTGTTAAGTCTTTCTTCTAATACTTCATATTTTGATTTATAATCATTTTCCATTTCTTCTCTCATAAGTTTCATTTGCATGTCTTGTGAAAGCTTTCCATCGTTTAGTGCTAACTCTGTAAGTGTGTCGTAGTCAAATCCAAGTTCTTTTAATGTGTTTAATGGATCTTTCTTTAATCTATATTCTAATGGAAGTTCTGGTTCTTTTTCAGGCTCTTGATTCTTTTGTGCTTCAATCTCGTCTAGTCTTGCCTGCAATTCTCCCATGCGTTGTTCATACTGTGATTCTCTTGAGCGTAATTCTTTTTCTTTTCTACTTAAAGCTGCGAATTTCTTACTAAAATCAACATCTTCTTTGGACTCTTCTTCTTTGTCGTCTTCAGTTTTTGCCTCTTCGGTTTCTTTTTCAGCTAATGCACTTTCTATGTTGTCACTTGCTGATTCTTCTCCAAACTGGGCTTCTACTGTTTCATTCATAAATCCACTGTTGTCTGTAGTCATAATTATCTCCTGTTATATTACTTTGTTGGCACATAAGTGCCGATGTTTAAGTACACCGTTCATTATTGTCTATATTTTATATTAAACCTTGTTCGGCTGCTAATGCCATTTCTTCTTCTGTCATTTCAGGAGCTACTTCTCCTTCTGGCATTGGTGCTGCTTCTTGTGGTAATAGTTCTGCGTTTTCTCCTAAAGGTAGTCCACCTTCAATTAATGGATTTAGCGGCTGTGCTCCAAGGTTTGCTTGTTCGGCTATTGCTTCTGCTGCTCCTGGTGCTCCTGCTACTGCTAATTCTTCTGCTTGTTGTGCAGCTGTTGGAGTTTCTTCTTGAGTTTTCATTAATAAGCCTTGAGCATCTTCCATGTATCTTCTTAGTAATTCTAATTTAGCTTCTGGTGCTCCTTGCATACGATACATTAAATAAGCTTGTTGTACTTTTCGTACTGCATTTTCTAAGTTCTGATATGGTTCTGGTGGAAAATATTCACCTTTATCTATCATACGTTCTATAATTTTATCTAGATTTTGAGCATCAGCATTTAGCATGTTCATTTCACCTTGTAGGTCTGGAAAATCTAATAATTTTGATGCTGCTTCTTGATCTAGAAAACCTGCTTCCATTAAATCTTCAATATCTTGTAATCTTCCTGCAGGATCTTTTGATAATGCGCTTGTTGGGAATACGTCTAGTAGAAATTGATCTTCTTCTAAATCTACTTCTGACCATTTTATTGTTTCTATGAAATTTTTACCTTTAACTTTTACGCTAAAATCTTTATCGTCTTGATATATTGACTTGGCTATTGAGACTATTATTTTAGCTGCGTCTACGAATGCACTCTCATACCTGGAGGCTACTGCCATGAATCTTTCTGATTCTATGTCGGAGTATTCTCTTAATGCTTTTCCACTTTCTAATCCAGCTGGTTTTACAGATTGTGCGCTTAGTTGACTTATTCCTGATATTTCATATGATTTTTGATATAAGTTTTCTAAATGAGTGAATAATTCTGCTGGTACTGATCCTAGTGGTGAATAAGTTGGAGGTGTTCCTGCATATTTTATAATTCCACCTATTTTATTATTAATATGAGCTGATACTATTTTAGAACTTGCTTCAATTAATAATTTTGGTATTGATACTAAGTGCATACTAACTTGTATAGTGCGAAGTATTTTATTTATTTCTAATTGAATTCCTTGTAGTTGTTCTGCTAGACCAAAGCCGAAGAAGCCTACTGGTCGTAAATTCCAACGAAAAAATACAAATGGAAAGAATTCTTTATCATAAGATTCTTTTAATAATGTTATGTTCTCAATTGCAATGGAATGTACTCCGTCTTTTGCTTTTGGTCCTGAAGGTAGGTGCCAGCTTTCTATTACTTTTACCATTTCATCTTTTTTCTGATGCGCTGTTGCATTTGGAAATAAATCTTCTGTGTTGTTAGCTTGGTCAATCATGACAGCTTGTTTTGGAAACATTTCTTTTAATACGTCTTTATGGATAAATTTAGTTTGGTGTAATTGTCTTGGTTCGCCGTAGAATGCTTCTACATCAGATACTTTTAATTCGTCTATAAATACTCTATCTACTTTTATGTTTCCGTTACTTTCATATATTTTCATCGCTCCAGTTCCGAAGATGCAGCTGTCGAGAAATGCCATAGATGCTTTTGCGTAAAAGTTCGATGATGTGAATATACCGTCTACGAATTTTGTTAATTTTTTTGATTTTTGTTGTATTTCCCAAGTTCCACCATCTGTTAAGAACAAAGGGCGTACTTTATTTTTTATAATTTTACTAACTACTGTGTCTATTTGAGATTGAATTACATTAAGAGTAACTCTATGGGCTATTGCGGCTGATGAATCTTTTTTAGAATAGGAATGCACTCCAAGTCCGCGTAAATGGCTGTTGCCGTATAGTTTAGCGTGTCTGAGGTTGTCGTCTGATCTGTAGCTTTGATCTTTTTCAAGATGTTTTACTACTGAGAATACGTCTTGATGAAGGTCGTTTTTGTTTGAATTCCACCATTTTGCCGAAGCGTCGTCATACATGTTTGTTCCCTTTTCTACAGTTTTCTGACTTCGTTAGATATTGTAAATTTTCTAACACATGAAGCCCACTTACAGTTTTTCCTTGTAGAGGTATAATGTGATCTACTTCGTACCCTTTAGGACATAATTCGTAAAAGAATTTTATACCTTCTATGTCAGTCCAGTTTGGCGTACGTTGTAGTTTTTTTGTGTAATATTCCATTGCATACGCTGCACATAATTTTAAATTACTTAGTCTCCAATTTCTCTGAGATATTTTTACTTTTTCTTTATTATTCATTCTATATTTAATTTTGCTACTTTTTACTTTTAAGGTATTGTTTAATTTCCAATTTTCTCTAACATTTGGATTAGAAGTATTATAATTCTTTGCTAGTATCTTTCCGCAAGTATTACATAAATACTGTCTATAGTTCTTTCTACTATTTAACCAATTTTCTCCAACTATTAAAACTTCTTCACAACTTCTACACCTTTTCAATTTGTACTCCAGAATAATAAATCTTCTTCTTCTTGCTTGTCCTGTGCTTCTTCTAGTTTAGCCTCTTCGGTAGTTTCTTGAGCTGTTTCCATTTGATCAATAGTATTAATTCCTTCTAAGAATGCTATGTCAGATAATTCAAATTCTACATCTTCGTTTTTGAAGCTTTTAATTTTATTATCTTTACACCATTTCATAAATTTTTTCATCTTATTCAAGGTGTTTAACTCTTCCATTATTGTCTCCTTTTTATGTTACTATTCGTAAATATCTAATATACTGTCTAATTCTTCACAATCTTTTTCAAATTCTTCATCTAATGCGGCTCCGGATGGATCTTTAGTTCTTCTTTCCATTTTTTCAGCTTCTTCTTTTTCCATCGCATCCATGTATTCATTTGTATGTGGCTTTGGAGATGCTATTGGCTTTTCAGATAGGTAATGTCTACATTCTCTCCATGCATATAGTACTGCGTCGCATATGTCGCTGTGATATGTGTCAGATATTTTAGGTCGCTCTGGATTTCTCATTCTACTATCTTTGTCCCATACAACTAACATACAATCTTCTTGGAATAATGATTTATCAAAAGCTACTAATTTACCTGTACGTAGATCATCATTCATTAGTTCGATGAATTCTACTTTTCGGCTTTTTTCGGCTGCTTCCATACAAATTCCGTGTCGTTGACGTATTTCTTCTTGTACTTTTTTACCTAGTGCTCCTGCGTCCATTACGATCTTTACTGGTTCATATTCATCTTTCATTTTTCTAATATGTTTTACTAAGTCTGTTATTGTTAATTTATTTTTTACAAACTCATCAACTAAAAATACTTTTTTAACATGTGAGTTATAACCTAATACGGCTATTGCATCTGAGTCATTATAACCAATGTCCACTCCCATGATATATGTCCATTCACCTTCTGTTGGTAGTGCTCTGTATATATTTTTTGACTTATTAAACTTGAATACTAATTGATCTAAATCTTCTACCCATTTACCGAATGTTTCACGGATATAGGATGGATCGGTTTCGTCAATTCCACGTATAACGCGTTCTTCACTTAGAGTTAATTCTAAATCTATTTCTGGTGGATTATGCATAAAAGGGTTTTCGAATGCAGTCCAATGATGATTGTCCCAATTTTTTGATGTAGAATATTCGAAAAATGTACCTGCCTTAACTACTCCTGGGGTGCCGGTTAGGTATAGTTCACCTCTTAAGTCTCTTAAGGCAGGTATTATTACGTCGTTTATAAGTTCTTCTATGTAACTTCTGAACGACTGGCATTCGTCAATATAACATTTTCTTAATTTCCATCCACGATATTTTTCAATCTCTGTTCTGTCTTTTGCTCCTGCGATATATATTTTTGACTTGTTTGGTAAGGTTACTGTTAAGCGGCTATTATCTGCTTTACAGTCTATTTCATAATCTTCTATTAACTTCATCAAATCGCCCCAGATAATGGCACGAGCTGCTTGCTGTGTTACAGTAATGTATAATAGATTAACTCCTTCTTCAGCTTGAGCTGTGTCTAACATGTCTGCTGCTATGCCGACTGTTTTTCCAGCACGACGACTGCATACTGCTGTGCGAAATCTACTATTAGACTCTCTAAAGAACTTGTATTGAGCTTCAAATGTGAAATCTTCAAAATTGAAAACAGGTCGCTCTTGGACCTGCTTTCGTTTATTAAGTTCTGCTAATAATGCTTGTTTGTTTATCATTTACTATTAATCTCGACCGATCTTTTTCGGCTTTTTAAGTTCTACTGGATTCATTCCTACTTTTTTTGCCATTACACTTTTACCTTCTTCGATTTGTTGTTTCTTAATCTCAGATCTAAAATAAATACAAGACACATTTGTGAATGGTACAAATACGTGGTCTAGTGCTGATTTAATTTCAATACCTCTCAGCTCATTATTAATACTAACTACTCTTCCAACTTTTTTAGTGTTGGGATTTAATCTTGTACTGAAATGAGTTTCTTGTTTCTTTTCAAATAGAATAGATTGGTAAACTCTAACGCTGTCGATTTCTGGTAATTTTTCATCTTTCATGATTGTCTCCTAAAGGCTTTTATTATTTACTTTTTTTAATATATCGCTTATTATTTTATTTATTCTTTTCTGCATGTCTGATTGTTCGTTTTTAATTTCTTTTTTTGTTTTCATGTTTTTAACTGCATCTATTAGTTCTTTAGTTTCTTGTGAGAATGATAAATAGTTTAGAAATTCTTTTAAGTACTTGTATGGTACGATGTAAGGTTCGTGTGGGTATGCAGGTGATCCAGCGAATAGTACTCCTACTAAGTCTCCTGATTCGTTTGTGACTGGGGAGCCGGAGTTGCCGCCGTAGGCTGTTGCTGTTATCATGACTGCGTCGAAGCAATTAGACACTGAGAAACATACTTCGCGTTGTCCTGCTATTCGTCCGTGGCGTACTATGGTAGGTAAGCCTCGTGGGTGTCCTACTAGGATTATTTTGTCTAATGGTTTTGCTGCTTTGTCGGCTAGGATTAGACCATTTTCTTTCCAAGATTCTAAAGCGCATAGGTCGTGCTTATCCCAGATTTTGATTATTTTTACAAATTTATCGTTTACTTGGATTGTGCTGTTGTTGCTGTTTAGTATTTTTCCTACTTTACATACATGCTTATTAGTCATGATATATGTTTTGCCTTTATGACTTATGTGAAAGCCTGTAGCGTATATTGCACCGCCGCGAGAGTTTATTTTAAAAGCTACTACGTTCTTTGCTACTTCTTTTCCAACGTCTGTTTCTGGCATGAAACTTATTAGTAATAATAGTACAAATACTATATTAATAAATGTGTTACTTATTATCATTTTTTTCATCTTCTTCATTGGATTCTCCTTCGTCTGTTATGCCGAGTTTACCTTTTAACTCTTTATTGTCTTCGTGCAATAGTTTTGCTAGTTTTTGAAACTCTTGAAGATCTGAGGCATAGGCTATAATTATCTCTATTAGTTTACTTTTTGAATGTCTTTTTAGGTTCTTTTTTAACTGTCTTGCTACTTCGGTTACTTTTGCTAATTCTTCGTTATATAGTTCTTCTTTTGTTTTTTCTTTTTCTTCTGTCATGTTCACTCCTAGATTATTTCGTCAACTACTCCATATTTTAACATCTGTTCTGAAGTTAAATAAACATTTCTCTTCTTAACTATTTTATACCAAAAGCCTTTAGACTTACTAGATAGTTCTGCAATCCATTTTGACCATAGTATTTCTTCCTTTTCAGCTTGCTCCACTTGTTCTTTTATTTCTTCATGAGAGCCTACTACGCCGTAACTTGATTGATGGAACATACTCATACAGTACTTTGATATTCTTCTAACGTTTCCACAAGCCAATACGAGTGTTGCTGCACTCATAACGCAACCATATCCTTCTGTGATTATTTCACACGGTGATGCTTTTAGTCGTCCGACTATTGCTAGTCCTTCGTATACTGAGCCGCCGCCGGAATTGATTTTTACTGTTACAGGTTCGTTTGATGCTTTTTCCATTTCCGTTAACGCGCTATCTATTTTGTCAAATGAACATAGGTCTTCTTCTTCTGATAATCCGTTGTTGCCGATATATCCTGTTACTCTAATTACTCGGTTCTTGAAATCTACGCCGTCGCCGAATAAGTATTCTAGTCTTAGCTTTTCTGCTTCGAAGTCATTATTCTTCTTTGTCATTTTACTCTCCAGTTTCAGGTTTGTCGAAATCTTGATGCAATACGTATGGGTGAAACACTAGATTATATTTGGGAGCTAGTCTGTCGGCGATCCTGGTATGATGTGTATATACTGCTGCAGCGTCTGCGTCGTGATCAAATACGTTTAACAATGCTTTTCCGATTCCCATGTTGCGAAATGAATGTTTAACATATATGTAATTAATACATAGTATGCCATCGATTGTTCCACCGTTAATGTAACCATATAGTTGATTAGGATCATCCTTGTTGCAAGCCATTATGGTTTTGCAGTCCTTTACTAGTCTTTCTAATATTTTGTGATGTTCTGTGTAATATACTGTGTTGGCGATTAGGCGCGCAAAATGCGAATGTCTGTAGGACTTTAGCCAGCTATTAAAAAGAAAATTAGCATCTTCTACTGTTGCTGGTCTAAAGCGAATTGGTAGTTTTTGTTCACTCATTGGTTTACTCCTCAGTGTCTTCTATTTCTACTACTTCGACAACTTCTTCTAGCTCTACTTCAATCTTAAGTAGTTCTACTAGTTTGTCTTCCCATTCCATAATTTGAGTGTTGATTTGCGACATGCGCTGTTCTGATTGTTTTTTTAATACTGAGAGTTCACCTAGTGCTGCGTAAATTAGGTATGCTTGTTCGTTCTTTTCTTGTTGTTTCATGCTTTTCTCCTGTTTTTGCTTACGATGCTATGCATCTATTGGTTGATTATTCTTTATAATGTCGTAAGAGGCGTTTTAAGGTCTTTTACGTGCTCCTGGTCGTGTTTTGGCTTAAACAGTCTTAGGAGTAGATTGTGGCTTCCTGTGTGCCTGTTAAGCCATGTGCATTATATCATAGTTAATGATATAAAGCAAGTATTGGGCTGGTGCGGCTGAGTCATGAACATTCTCCTATTCGTCTGAAGCTAATTTGGGTTTTGTATTGGTTAACACTTTAGCCGCTAAGTCCATAAGTTCTTCATCGCTCAAGTTTGATAAATCTTCTGCTCTAGCTTGATCTCGTTCTTCTTTGGATAGTCTGATTAATGTTTCCAAATAACCTTGGACTATTCGGGCTTCCTTTAAATCTAGGGTAATGCCGCGACTAACTTTTCCACGATATTTAGCTAACTCGGCTGCTACTATTGCTTTAGCGTCGTACAGCAATAGATCTACTGCTGGAATAATACTTAGTTCTGTTATGCGTGGTTGGTTACGCGCTGGTAGGATTATGCGCTTTTTTGGTTTTTTAGTTTCATCGTTCATTATTCGACTTCCTCGGTGCATGTTATCATTAACTGTCCGTCTACTGATTCGGTGTTTGTCATTTTGTATTTTCTTAATTTTATGTTTATTGTTTCGGCTGTAGTGGACTGTTGTGTTCTACATGGAAGCATTATATATCTACCTGTTGCTATATTCCTGGACATTACTTTTATGTCGGTCAAGCCGTCTAAGGTTAAGAATTTTACTAGTACTGTTTCGGTCATAATTAACTCCCTTAAATAAATATTGTTTACTCTTTTTCTGTAGAACTAAAAAATTTTTATTTAGCCCTGGGTGTATTGTATCATGAACATTTTCTTTTGTCAAGCGCAAAAGTTGATATGGAGAGATATTTTTGTGTATGTATATATATAACTCCTCCAGCACTTAAGCGGATTATTTTAACTCCCCGGTCTATACAAAGCTGAATGATTACAATGAGTTACGCTCCAGGATATTATCTTCTTCTTCATCAGGCTGACCCAGACTATTCCAGATCTTAGCTAGGCTAATCAGCTGCTTAAGCTTAGTATGTATGTAAAAGAACGAGTACGCCTTGCCCTTTGGTCCGCGTTTCTGCCTATAATTGATTAGGTTGTCGTGATTCTTACGCATGTGTTTAGATAGTTGTGGAATTGTTAGACCATTGCCGTACTGCTCCAGGATTATTCGGTCTATCTTGGTTAGGTAAGTTGGTTCGGTTGACTGTGGTGGTTCCTTGTTGGTTGAGTCGGCTGAGTTGGTGCAGTTTTGTTTCTTTTTTTTCTTTTTTGGCGTTTTTAGCGTGATTTCAGGTAGTTGTGCGGCTAAATAGGCTATATCTCCACTGTATAGAGAAAACTTTCTCAGAATATTGTAGTAATCAAAGGTGAAAGAGTTAAGTTTTGCTGTTAATCCTGATAATGGTTTTTGCAAATTGCCTGCGTACTCATTGAAGAATAGATGTCTATTAGTTCCTGATCTTTCAATATCGTTGAAACCTGACTTGTCTAACTTCTTATACCATTTTAACTGCTCTCTCTTAAATTCCTTTGCGTGATAGATTGACTTCAAGTTGCCTTTGTCTATAATCATTGTTATGCCTCTTTTTACTGTTATATTTATAATTGTTTATATTGGTTTTGCTTGTGTCTAGATATATTACTGTTATTAGTCTATCATACTATTTAGTATTAATCTATCGTTGAACGAAATAATTTAAAATAATGCTTGACAAATGATAGTTTATCCTGTAATATAGTATTAAGAACTAAATAACACTGGAGATACATAATGAAAAAATTTACAAATGAAAATAAATGTAATGATTTTATTAAGAGTAATAACTGGTGTAAATGTTATGTTAAAATAGGTAGATTTTATATTGCATTTAATAGTCTTGAGTTATATGTGAATTATGTTGAAAATAATTTAAAATAATGCTTGACAATATATAAATGCTATGCTAATATTATATTAAGAAACAAAACGAAAAGGAGTTACAATGTCATTTGCAATCTTTATAATAGTAATGTTTGTTTGTTGGTGTGTTGCAGGTTGTCCTGGTAACTTCATTTAAAAGGAGATTATATGTTTGACAAATTAATTACTACGTTCTTATTGCTAATTACTTTAATATCGTTATCGATTGTTACTGTTAACATGGTTAAATATCATGAGACGGTAGCATTAAACATTTCTAATCAACTATTAAAATAAGGGAGCTATTATGAAAATTTATCAGTATGGAACTGACATTAATCCTATTAATACTAACAATGCATTTAAGACTACTAGTGATAAGTATAAGTTTAAGAGTAGTACGGAGCTTATAAGCATGGTAGAGCGCAGTGGTTTTAAGCATGTTGATACTAGTTATATTAAGCCACGTAAAGTAGAGCGTATAGGCTTTCAAAAGCATATTATGATATTTGAACATGAGTCCTTTAATGTTGATGCTGATAATAGATTGCAACTACTAGTAACAAATAGTCACGATGCGTCACAGTCTATTAAGTTTAATCTAGGAGTTTATCGCGTTGTTTGTGCCAATGGATTAGTTATTGGCGATTGTTTTACAGAGTATCGAGTAAATCACCGCGGTGCATTCGTTGAAAGTAATATAGAAAAATGCTTGTATGATATTGTTGCCAATGCTGAAAAATATTGTAATACTGTTAAATTATGGCGCAATATTCAGTTGAGTACTGATGATATAAATAAACTATGTTACGATGCTATTAATTTACGAGTTAAAGACGTGCTTGTTAAGAATAATTCAGAGTTATTACAATTCAGTAAGGTTGATAGGATAGTTAGATCTGATGATAATAGTAATGATTTATGGACAGTATTTAATCGCATTCAAGAAACATTGTTGAAAGGACACGTTAAATTTATTCATAAAGAGATTGACAGTGGTAATTTGTTTGAAAGAAAATTGAGAGCTGTAAAGTCTATCGACTCAAGACTTAAATTAAATAAAGATTTATGGAACGTTGCAGCTAAATTCGATATGGTAGCGTAGTTATTCATATAAAGATAATACTTTACTATATGTTAATATTAGATATTGAAACAAAACAAAAAGGAGTTAACGTGTCAGGATGTTATGATAATTCAAACGAAGATAGTTATTTTGAGAATTTACTATTAAATCACATTGATAGTAGCATTACTGATGTTGTTAACTTATCTTTAGATCTTGAGAATGATTTTTATTTTTATTATTTAGAGGCTACTGTAAGAATAATTGATAATGAGATTAATGAAATTGACGTTAGTAAGTTAGTACAAATTGATAGTAATGATAATGAGATTAGGATAATAGATACTGATAAAATAGCTAAGGTAATTGAAGAGTTTAATTATTATATATGTGAAGAAGCTATTAACTATGCATTGACTAAATAGGGGGGATATTATGGGTTATACACATTACTGGACATTCAATAAATCAATTGGTAAATTAGAAGATCTTGAAAGAAAATATCAATTAGCTATTAAGGAATGTAACAAGGTTATTCGATATTATAACAAGACTATTAAGCTTATTGATAATAAACATTATGGTAGATTGTCAGGCTATTCTGCGTTTACTAATAAGTATGGTGGTATTAATATAAACGGTGTGGATAAATATGCGCATGAAACATTTGTTTTACGTGAACATTTTATGCTGATTTTTAACATGACTTTTAAATGTGGTTTCAATTTCTGTAAAACAGCTGAAAAACCATATGATATTGTAGTGGTAGCTTGTCTATCAATTCTTAAATATAGATTAGGCAGTGCTATTGACGTTAGCAGTGATGGTGACAAGCCTGACTGGACCGGTGGAGTTGATTTAGCTTGTAAAGTTATTAAGCGTAAAATACTTAATCCGATTGAAAGGGGGTAATATATGTTACGTAAATCTATTAATATTTTAATTGATATTGAAATTGACGGTATTGACACTAAAGACTATCCTGATTTTTGTGACGCATTTATAAGTAGTGGGGTGTGGTCTGATAATGGAAGGTTGTTAACTGATGATGAGCTTGATGAATTAAATCAAGACTATTCATATTTTGTATATGATTTAACAATTGAAAAACTATTTTAACATGGGGAGTATTATGAGTTATGAAAGTGAGTTAAATGCTATGCATTATTTAGCAGATAAATATCCTGGTAAGTATACATTGACTATGAATTCTTATCAGGTTGACTACTTCTCTAATAATGAGGACTATTGTATTATTTATAAATTAGATGAATTTAAGCAGAAAAAAAGTTATTGTTATGATTTAAATATTCATACACTTAAGAAAATAGTTTATGTTAACGATGTTGAGTGTGAAAGAAATTATGATTTAGGTAATAAATTTTATGAATTTACAGAGGAGTATGACAATGAGTAGTAAAGCCTATTTAAATTACTGTTATAAATGTGGTAACGAACATTATAGTCGTAAGGTTGATTTTAAGTGTATAAAATGTGGTAATATAGATATTGATCCTATGGTTGAGTATGATGATGATTATGATAAAGACTATGATATTGAGGATGAAAAGGAGTATGATAATGATTAGTTTATCCAATGGTAATGTTAAAGTTAAAGCTATAATATTTAATTTACCGTCTATCAAGACTTGTAAATCATGTTTAAGTTGTCACAAGTACTGCTATGCACGAAAAGCAGAGGTGCAATATCCAGCAGTGTTGCCGTGTCGTACTCGGAACTATGAAGCATCGAAGAATAATATGTTTGTAATTGAGATGTTAGATAAACTATCTCGTAAACGTGGCAACATAGTACGCATTCATGAGTCTGGAGATTTTTATAGCGTTGACTATATAGTTAAATGGTTTGACATTATTACCTTGACTCCTGATAAAAAGTTTTATGCGTATACTAAGCGTGATGATTTATTTAGCACTGAGTTATTAAAATATAAGCCTGATAATTTAACATTAATATACAGCGTTGACGGTATACAGGATAATATACCAACTAAAGTACCTAAAGGCTTCGATAAAATTGCAGTGGTTCATAGTGATAAGTCTAATTGTCCAGCTCAGTTAGATAAGTCATTGAAATGCGGTATTGGTTGTACTAAGTGTATAGATAAAAAAGGTAACAAGGTTATTATTTTTAAGAAACATTAATTATATTGTTGACAATATATAGCTGTTATGTTAACATTAAGTATAGAAACAACAAGGGGATTTTATGAAAAATTTAATTTTATTAACACTAGGCAGTGTATTATTATTAAGCATTAGTTGCGACAACGATGATAAACTAATTGATACTAGAGAGATAGAAGTTATTAAGAATGTTGAAATTGAAAAGGAGATAGAAGTTATTAAGATTAAAAAAGTTAATCGGTATTTTAAAGTTATAACTACGTATGTTAATTGTGAAAGTGATCATGATAATTATACAGAATGTGAAGTATTAAGCATTCCAGACGATGCGCAAAATA